ATATGTTAAGTTTACCGGGAACAGCAAGATCAAACTGAATGGAAATGAAATTGAGTGGCCCGTCCCAAAAAATACATAATTGATACCGATGAACTGGAGAAGCTTGCCTCATACGGTTGCACCACGCGGGAGATGGCCGATTTCTTTGGGTGTCCGGAGAACGTCATCTCCGGCAGTTATCAAGAGTTCACCACAAAAGGCCGGAATGCGCTCAAGAAACGGCTCAGAATGGCTCAGATCAAATCGGCTCTTGGTGGTAACGTAACAATGATGATCTGGCTCGGCAAGAACTACCTTGATCAAACGGACAAGACGGAAACGGAATTGAGTGTCAGCGCAAACGAAATTGCTAAAAAGTTCTCAGAGATGGTTTCCAGCGCCGGAACGGGTCGCGCTGCATCAGGTAATAAGTCGGTATCGCAATGACCCAATTCGTTTCAAGATCGCACATGCTGGCCGGAGGTCGTTCAAGACTGAGTTCGCTAAGAGGACGTTGGTCAGTGAGGCAATGTCCAACACGGAGCAGAACTTCTTTTTCGGTGCTCCGACATACAGGCACGCAAAGGGAATTGCGTGGAGTGATCTAAAGACCCTGGCCCTGCCCGTCACGGTGGACCACTCGGAGACGGAATTATGGGTTAAGTTGGTAACGGGGTCAACGATACACGTAGTTGGCTTTGACAAGCCGGAGCGGTTTGAAGGCAGGATGTGGCACGGCGGGGTATTGGATGAGTTGGCCGATATGAAGCCCTCCGTGTGGGATGAGAACGTAAGGCCCGCGCTTGCCGATACAAAGGGTTGGTGCTGGCTGATTGGGGTCCCGGGTGGAAAAAATCATTATTACGAACTGAGTCAATACGCCCTTCACTCCGGGGATGAGGAATGGGCGGACTATAACTGGTTCAGTGCTGACGTATTAGACCCCTACGAGGTTGAGAAAGAACGTGGCAGACTTGACGAACGAACATTCAGACAAGAGTATGAAGGTAGTTTCGAGTCTTACGAGGGCCGGGCGTACCTGTATTACGACGCTGACAAACATCGTCGCGTACAGTCTTTTGATCCCCGCCTTTGCGTTGCTGTTTCTTGCGATTTTAACCTCGACCCGTGTATCTGGGTTATTGGACAGGATAAGTCTGGTTTTATCTCAATTCAAGATGAAGTCAAACAACGACAGACTGACATCTGGAAAATGTGCGGGGAGCTCAAGCGAAGGCTTGAGCAACGCGTCGGCGCAGAGTGTCGCAAGCATAGCACCATTTTCTATGGTGATTACGAACACGGGCAGAGTCGTTCTGTATCTGCCACCGCAAGTAGCTGGCAGATTATTCGCGATGAGTTCCGGGACTGGAATGTTGAATTTCGATATCGCGGTCATCCCCGAATCGTGGACCGGGTCAACGCCGTCAACAGCAAGCTACGTACTGCCAAAGGAGAGGTGCAATTAGGGCTTGACCCGTCCTACGTAGAGGCACACAAGGACTTTGAGGTAGTGAGTTTGGAGATGCTTCAGTCGCCCACCGAAAAGAACAGGATGCCTGCAAGGACACACGCAACGGACTGCATTGGCTATTGGATTGCATATGATTACCCGGTAAGACCGGTAGAGACAAGGGTTTATTAAGTAGTTCACATTATCGCAAAAATCGCCCCGTGTGGCGAGAGGGTTTTCTGGCGATTTCCCTCTCGACTGCATGGGGCTTTTTTTGTGGGGAACGCACATGGCATTCATCCAGAAAATCAGAGACGTATTGACGCACAAGCTCAAAAGCCCTTATTCGGTTTCGTTCAGCCTTTCCACTATAGCCGGGGGGAACAATGAGCAAGCGCGCAAGGCTCACTTCCAACGCCTGTATGATTATTACGTCAACGATGAGGACAAGATCAAGCGATACACAAGGGAGGCTATGTTGGTTTCCTTCAAGCCTGAAACGATCAAGCGCATGATGCTGCCCTACTTCAACATTGTTAGGCGAATTGTTAATCGGATATGCGTTGCCTACAAGCTACCCGCGGAGAGGTATATCGTTGTTGGTGGAGAGATAAGCGGTGATACGTTTGTCCCCGATGCGACAGATGAGAAGGCGCAAGAGTCTTACCAAGAATTGCTTGAGGGATCGAATATCAACGCACAGTCGAAGCTCTGGCATAGGCTGGCAAAGTTGCTTGATACGGTATATGTGCAACCGGTATGGCGCGAGGATCACATTGAATACGATGTATATGCACCCCACCAGTTGACGGTATTGGAGGATGAGGACAATTACTTATTGCCCGCGCGAGTGAGTTACGAGATCACTAAGCCCGACGGGAGTATCAGAGAGATCGTCTGGACTGAGGATGTGCATTGGGTGTATGATTCCGATGGAGTGGCCGTCCAGGGTGAGAACGAATGGGGTGGTGTTAATCGGTATAGAGTTATTCCTCTTGTTCCCTTGAGACTGCGCGAGGTAGAGAACCATTGGGGTGAGGGTGACACGCAGTTAATGGACATTAACGAGAAAGTTAATGTCTTGCTTGCCAGTGGCTATTACAATGCGATCATGCAGGCGCATGGTCAGGCTGTGGCAATCAACATGAATATCAAGGGCGAGATTGTTGTTGGCCCCGATTCAGTTATTCAGGCGGACAACGCACAGGGGGACCAACCCGCTTCGTTTACCTATGTCAACCCCAACCCGGCCATTGAGCCGGTGATGAAGAAGATTGACTGGATGCTCAAGACGGCGGCCATGATGAGGGGGCTTCCGGCCTCCTCTGTGTCGATTGAGGTCGATGCAACGAGCGGCGCAGCGAAGGCCATTGATAATTGGGAACTGTTGGAAATCCGTCAGGACGACCTTGAGTTCTTGCGACCGTTTGAAAAGCGGTTGTTCGAGGTGTCGCGGATCGTATGGAATTTCCATCAAAAGTCTGATTTGAAGATTCCCGATGAGTCCACGTTTGGGGTTGACTTTGTAGAGCCGAAGACACCCACAACGGAGATCGAGGAATTGAAGGCCAAGGAGATCAAGCTCAAGTTAGGCCTGTGGACACCGGTAGATGATGTGATTGACGAGGATGAGGGTATTGACAAGGAGCGTGCCCTTGAGTTGGTACGCGAGAAGTTGGAAATCAGGAATGAACTCAATGACCAATTCGGCCTGGGAGGGCTAAAGCTGCTTGACGACAGCGAAGAGGGATTACAAATGGGATCACATTCCGGTGAATCCAAAACGGGAGAGAGCGGAACCACTCTATGAGGGTCTTGGCGTGGGAGCGATAAGGAGCAACCTGTCCGACCTGAAGCTGAAGGAGGGTGAGTGGTGCGTGATGTTCGGGCACAAGTACCGGGTTCAGGGCGGGGAAACGGTATGCGTGAATTGCTGGAAACTGAGGTCGGACATTGAATCCAGCCTGTGAGTTATGTGAGGGGGCCTGTTGCCGCTCGATCACACTGTCCTTCCCCGTGGTTGATCCGGGTGTGAGTGAGTGGCTGGGGTTGCATGGCGAAAAGACTGAACGGGGAACGAGGTTCCTGTGCCAGTGTCGGATGCTGAAAGAGGGTAAGTGCTCGATTTACCCTGACCGTCCGAGTGTGTGCCGGGAGTATTCTGTTGGAAGCCCTGGCTGTCTTGATGCAATTCACCGGTTCAACCCGGACAAAGAAAAACAAATCAGGAGGTTGATACTACAATATGGCCAAGAGCAAACCGGTTGAGGTAGTTGACCCTGAAACAGAGTGGGCGAGGAAGGGAATCGCCAGTGTAGCGACCTCGAAGCGTGTGAAGGTTCTCGGCGAATCCGGGACAAACGCACTAATGAGCCTCCTGATTGAATTGGGGGCGAAGGCACTGGTAAGGCCGATGAGATCGGGGGCCTACCGGGGAGGCAAAGAGGAATACGGTCAGATTGTAGAGGTACGCGGGTTTAGTTTCATAGTTGACAAAACATCACAATAGCCCGGACGGGCAAAGGAGATTTTATGGCGGATGCCATAGCAGAGCAAGCGGCTGCGGATGCAGCTAAAGCCAAAGCGGATGCAGAGGCTCAGAAGAAACCCGATGAGAAGAAGACCTGGCCGGACGACGAGGTAAAGAAAATCATCGACGAGCGTGACAAGGCAAAGGAAAAAGCGCGGAAGTATGATGAGGACAAGCGCAAGGCTGAAGAGGCAAAGGCAATCGAAGAGGGGAAACTCAAGGATGTCTTAGCCCAGAGAGAGGCCGAACTTACCGAAGCACGCAAAGAGGCTGACGCATATAAGTTGCAACAAAGCACTTTCCGCGACGGCCTGTTATCCAAAGTAAACGATCCCAAACTCAAGTCAATAGCGGCGGAGTTGTCCATCCCGAAGTTGCAGGAGTTTGTGGACACATTGAACACTGAAAAAGGGAATCCTTTCAGCGGGAAGCACGGGGCACAAGGAGATCGCAAGAGTGAATACGAGCGCATCCCCGGTGAGAACTATCAGCAGTATCAGGTCCGCGTGCAGAAGCTGAGGAACTCCCGGAAACAATAGGAGTTTGAAGTATGGCTGATTTCACTACCACGATCACTGATGCCGGAGTGATCGACGCGGACGAAATTACCGCGTTTCAACAAGGCATTATCTTTGGCGTAACGCCGGAGCTTGTGGCGGACCAGGTGGCAACGGTTCGCGCTGAAGCAATGGCGAAGGTCATTCAGTTTGCAAAGTACGCAAACCTGAGTGCCGCGACGACCGCTCTTACCGATGGAGAGGATGTCACGTCTGCGGGTCTGGCCGACAGCACGGCAACCCTGACCCCGGCGGAACAGGGTAACGTTGTCACGCTTGCCCATCTCGCCAACCTTGAATCGGGCGGGAAGGCATTGGAAGCTGCGGGGTTCTTGATCGGTCGCAATGCGGGAACGAGTCTTGATGCGCTGGCAATTACCGCGCTTGAGGGCTTCACCACGACTATCATCTATCCCAACGCTGCAACGGCTGTGACCAATCTTGCAACATCCGACAACCTGAACGGGATTTTTGCCAACCGGCTTTACAACAAGCTGGCGCGGACGAACGTCCCCGGTCTTTCGGGCGGGTCGTATGTGGCTATTGCTCACGACGATTGCCTGCATGATCTTCGCTCAGACACGGCGAACGGGGGCTGGACGGATGTGTCGAAGTATGCCGATCCGAACAGCGTATTGATGAACGAGGTCGGGATGTATGCCGGTATTCGCTGGCTCCGTTCCTCGAACGTCACCGTGACGGCTGATTCCAACGGCACGATTGACAGTTACAAGGTCAACGTGGTTGGATTCAACGCGCTGGGTAAGGGTGAGTCCACCCCTCTTGATTTCCGTATCACTGGCCCGTTTGACAAGCTCGGTCGCTTCAAGAACTACGGCTGGGACTGGGTCGGGAAGTATGGAACGATTGACACCGCCAACATGGTGCAGGGTATTGTTGCCTCATCGGTTGGTGCAAACTAAGAAAGGAGAGTAACATGAACAAGCTGGCCATTCTTTTCTTAGTATTCACCTCGCTTGCACTTTCGCAGTCAACCGACAAGGTGGCAATCCCGCGGACTCTTTCCGCGGGGACGTCCATGTCGGCACGGACTGCGGCAACGACTCTTGATGATACGACACAGGCGATTAGTGTTCGTGGATATGATGCGGTGATTCTCACGCTTCAGGTTGCGGCTAATGATAGCGCGAATTTCCTCGTTCAAGTCCAACCCTCATTCGATGGTGTCACGTTCGATGCTACATTCGATACCATTGATTCGTTGGTGAACACGACATCGGCGGTCTTGCCTCAGCAGGCGTTTGAATTGCCAACCAAGTATCTCGGATTTCAGGCTGTACGGTTCAGGGTTAAGGGACAGGCGCATGGGCTGTATGCAGACTCCCCGGCTCCCACCGTTACAACCAGGATAATTCGGAAGCTCGGAGTGCATTAAACTAAAACGGGGGTGGGAAACCGCCCCCCATTTTTAAGGGAAAAAAATGAAGAAGCTGATTATAGTTGTGCTTGCCCTCTTTGCGTGGCAATCGGCTTTCGGTCAACAGGGGCGACCCACGACGGACTTTGGGAGTTCGCCGAAAATCATTGTGCAGTTCAACCGTCCGGCAAACAATACGACCTACGCCGACCTTGACGCTGTGACCAATTCCGCCTCTGCCTCAACCCTATTGATATTCGACAGGGCTGCAAGGTTCAACGGTGGAAGCGGGTATGTCACCGGCGGAGTGATGGCCATTGATACGCCAAACGTTGCCAATGGGACATTCGATCTGTATCTGTTCGATGATTCAGCCAGTGTGTCTGTGGCGAACGATAACGCGGCCTATATCCAGGACTCGACGCATAACGTGAAGAGGATTGGAAAGCTGGTGTTTGCCCTTGCAACGGGCGGGACGGGATCGACCGGGGCGTTTGCGTTTGAGCAGAACCGAAACATTGCCTTTACCACAAAGAGCTATACAAACAAGATTTACGGGGTTCTTGTGGCGCGTGGTGCGTTTGTGCCGAAGTTCTCCGGGCACATTACGATCATCCTCAACGTAGAGCGGAACTAATGCTGAGAAACTTTGTCGTTCAAGCGGACCTGCTCAAGTACTATCCAAAACTTGCAAGCTACCTGCCCTCGACACAGAATGACTGGTCCACCCAGATCACAGAGTCGTTCAACATTGTCTTGGACGACATACTGGCGCGGGAGATTGAGCCGCGGCTGATGATGATACCCCTTGATTTGAAACGGGCGGAAACATCAACCGCAGACCAAGACACCCTTACCTCAAGTGCCGAAACCGAGACAACGACGGGCACACACATCGACGGGGTATCGGGGTTCAACCGGTTTACCGTGAACGTCACCGCCATTACGGGGGTGACGGGGTATGCGATCAAGCTCCAGGGGTCGAATGACATTGATGTGACCGATTCCGTGGAGCCGGACAACTGGGAGGACATTGCGACAATTTCACCGATTGCAACGGGTGAGTCCAGTTCAGTCTTCCAGAGGGAATATAAGTACTACCGCTATGTGAACACAGTAACGGGGACAACGATCACCTACACAGCCGCGATATATGAGACCTTTGTTGACCGGTGGGTGATTCACAAGGCAATGCAGTTGATAGGGCAGGGGTTGACGAAGGAAGATAACGACCGATGGGATCGCGTGGCTCAGACGGCGGAACAGTTTTACAACAATGCAATGCAAGCGTATAAGTTCACCCTGGACGCTGACGACAACAATCTCATCGGTCCGGGTGAGGATCAAGACGATTCATTGCAGGCGAGGTTGACACGATGACGCACGTTGAATACGTGGAGAAGTTGGTAGAGATGCAGGACAAAGAGGGGAAGCGGTTATCCGCCGCGGCGATACGTGGGCTTAAGAAGCTCCTCCGTGCCTCCGGTGGGGACCTGAGAAAATTCGTGGGGCTTTTGCACGCAACGAAGAAAGTATTTTTGAGAGACATCGCGAGAATGACGCGGCAATCAGGATTGAAGGCGCGCAAGCTCGGCAGGACATTCGGAGAGAGTAAACTTGTTTGACTTCACCAAGACATTCGACTTTATCGGCAGGGCCTTCGTTCGTGCATTGTCCTTGAACGTCAGACAGCAGCAGGGGATAGACGGGAACGGGTATTCCTTTATCGCTCCATCAACGGGCAAGAGCCGCAGGGCCAAACGCACGGGGACAAAGTTCTTGAAGGGTATAAGAACAAAAAGGGTAAAGGACTTTGATGAAAGCTATGAGGTTACAAAAAGCGTGTTCTCGCGTGGGCTGGTCGTTAGTCTCAAAAGGCTGTTTGTCACTGGTGAGTTTGCGGCAAGCGGGTTCAATTACTCCCCCGATAAGAATGGCGTTGATGTGTTTGTGCCGGAGAGTTTCCACAAGGGCGGCGCAACGATGGCTGACATTGTAAGATACAATTCGCGCGGACAGTCGCGCCTTAATAAGAACATCAAAGCCCCGCCCCTTGTGTTTCCCAATAACGCCGGAGAGGTTGCCTTGATCCGTGACTCCACAACCGGCGGAAGTGTTCTTGAGCGCGGTCAAAAAATGCTCAAGGATGAGATAGTAAAGCAAATGAAAGAGCAGGGGATATTGGTAGCAAAAAGGGAACTGCACATTGGCTGAGTT